GAAGTCATTGACGTAAACTGGTTCTATTGCGTCGCCGCCTAGTGATAGACGGATAAATTAAGTCTGCTCAAACGGGGAAGCCCTACAGGTAATGCTAAGGGTAATCCCGTCGGGTATGTGGCGTGAGCCAACAGCTCGCTATCGACTAACATTACTTCTATGTTTGGATATTTCTAAATAACGAAGGAGTTGTATAATATTTGAAAGCAAAAAACGTATCAATAGATTATAAATATTATAATGCAGACAACCTAGACTTCCACAAACCAGACCCGATAGATTTGGCTTGGTTAGGTGGAATTATGGATGGGGAAGGGAGCATATCCTTCCAAGTAACAACTCGTAAGACAGGAAACCTTGTAATTGTTCCTTTTGTTAGTATTACAAATACAGACGAAGGAGTAATAAACAAAGTAATGCAAGTCCTTGATGATATTGGGGTTGGATATAAAGCAAGTTGGGTAATAGATAAAAACCACCCAGAGCATCTAAAAAGATGTAATATCAGAATAGATAGATTTGCGAGAGTAAAAGGTGTTATTCCTATGGTTTACCCTTATCTCAATTCTGTAAAACAGCATAATGCAGAAGTTGTTCTCAACTTTATAAAAGAAAGAGAAGAAAACTTATTTACAAGAGATAGTAAGGGGAGAATTGTTAGGAATAAGTACCCCAAAGAGTTGATTGTGGAAATAGCGTCCGTAAGAAAACATAAAAGAGCTATGCCCTTAGAGGAAATGTTAAAAGCTCCGAATGTTGCCTAGGTTAAGGGATAGTCAGTTCCCATAGTAATATGGGGTATAGCCAAAGGTAATGGATAGAAACCGATTTTGGCAGAGTTGACGTAAACGCACATCGTATGTATACTGACGATGTTGTCGATTTGATTGAGTTCCAGTATTGGAAATTAGGCTACCTTATTCCGTTCCACACGGAAAATCCGCCTCGTACTGGTACTTATCGTCAGAAAGTAATTACTGGTTCTGTTACATTGGAATGTACAGCCCCGATTGCTTCTGCACGTATCAAAGGCATTTCTAAATAGTTTAGTGGGGCTTCTTCGGAAGCCCCTTATTTTTGTATAAAAACAAACTGTAGGTTTTGCGTAAGGGGTGATTAAATGGCATTGATTCACAGTGACGTGGAAATTGATAAAAAGACCCACGACTTCAGAATAAAACATAGTTGGGATGAGGGGGCTGTTCTTCGTGAATGTTACGAATCAAGAATGTCTGGTAAAGAAGGTTGGATTGATGGGAAGAAAGGTAAACGAATTGCTTCTATCCCCAAACCTTTATTCTATACTGACATTGAACTTAAACGCTATATGCAGTTGCGTGGCGTGGATGATATAGAAGCTAAAAATGTATTAGATAGATGGCTTTGGAAACACCCAGAGTACCGGACATGCAATCCGGGTTCCCGTAGCGGGGTGAACTAATGATAGAAGTCAGCGACGTAGCAAGAGCTATACTATTCAACTTAGAAGAAATGTATGCCCGCAAACATAGCGACCCAGAACTTATAGAAGCTATTAATACGGTATTACGGGTACTTAATATGATTTTAATTAACCGTGATAGCAACTGGATTGTCAAGGAACAGAAAATAAAAACTCGGAATGGCAAGGCGACTTTACCAGAAGATTTTGCCAAGATGAAAAGCATTTTTGTAACCAAAGATGGCGAACTACAGAGCTATGACGGTGAGTATCGGATTGTAAAAGATACTATTTATATAGACGAATCGGGAACCATGGATTATTTCTATGTAGTCCCAGAAGTAGAAACGATGGAAGATGAAATAGATTTGCCTAGTATCTTCCTTGAATTATTTATTAACTTTGCAACAGGTTTATTGGACGGAACATTTGGGAAAAGCAGTCTTTCTTCTCTCATCTCAGATGAGGTAAATTCCCTTAGCAATTCAGCCAATTATCCTGTTATTGAACGTCCCATGCAATTTTATGTGTAGGAGGGAAAATAAATGACCGTGAACGATATTCTCGTCCTTGTACGACAGCGGCTTAATGATATGAACAAGCTCACATTTAGCGACGCTGAGCTTTTGTATTGTCTTAATAATGCAATGGATGAGCTATGTATAGAGTTGGCTGACCAATTATCGCCAGAGATTTTAAAAGAATTAAAAGTAAACGAAGACGGCACCTTTAAATTGCCAGACGATTTCATTTCTTGGCAGGGGCAGTACCCTTTGAATTATGTAACAGATGCCGACAACCAAACGAACGTAACAATGATGGGGCCAAGCTGGGATGGTGATACTCCTACTCTCAAGTACTTTGCATCAAAACCCCATTTTACTACCCTTACTCAGATAATTCCTTTTAGAACATTAAGCCAGCAACAGAGATTAATGAAACTCTGCGTACAACAGGTAAAAGGGGGTACAGATAATGAAGGTCAAGGAACTTCTAAATCAAGGGGCAGTACAGGACAGGCTTAGTGATAGTTTAGAAACAGGGTACAATACTAACGAGTTAATTGCTTATTTGAATGACGCTGTAAACTTCATCTGGCACGTTCTTATCAATAAAAAGTACTTCGAGGTAATTGGAGATTTAACTTTGACAGAAAAGAGCACTGCTATGCCCGACGATTGGTATAAAGTGTCTAATATGGCTCCCATTATCCCTAGAGAAGGCAAAATTGAATGCTATGGTACTCTACCACAGACAGTACGTTATTATAAAAAACCTCCACTTATAGAAAATGAGGAAAGCGAAATTCCTTTGCAGAACTGGGGTCTTCTTGATTTGGCGGTACAGATTATGATTGTTCTTGCAATGAGTAACCATGGTTTTGACATGCAGACAGAATCAGACTTTGCCCAGTCTATTGCTGGTATGATAGGAGGGTAGAATGGCAAACTCTATATCAGAAAAATTAGAAACAGCTTGGAAAAAGCTCCCTAATGCCATGAATGGGAACGGGCAGAACTTTATCTTCTTATTGAAGGAATTGCTGGGTGATTTAACCACAGAACTCAATAGCAAATTTGAAGAGATTAGTAAACTCTCAAACTATGTAACGGATACGCCAGAAACCATAGATGAGCAGTTAAAGAATTGCAAAATCAAGGAAGTCCGTGTGGGGACAGCTATCTCCCTTGTTCTCACTTGGGATTCTTCTGATATAAAAAATTACGAGTCGGCAGAGATATATATTAAAGAACATAAGGGGGATATATCTACTGCCATTAATTGGTCTTCTGTAGATGTTTCTCGTACTATCCGAACTACTAAGACAAACACGTATACGGTAGATGGGATTAATGCTGGGTATGTATATCAAATAACCTTTGTGGGAAAGAACAATATGGGAAGCCTTTCTAAGAAAGACAATGCCCCAGTCCTTACTTATGTGGTAAGTTCGTTAAACAATGTTCCTGACCCGCCCCTTGAATTTGAAGTATACTTTAACCGAGACGGGGCTTTGTGGAAATGGAAACAGCCAGACAACTTAGATTATTCTTATTCAGAACTTCGTACAAATCAAGATGTTGGTAATAAAGTAGGTTTACTTGAAGTAACTCAAGATACTCGGTCAACTGTTCTCCCTCCTACCCGTGAAGGTACTGCTTATCTTTACAATAAAGGGTATGGAAGTAAATATTCTATACCAATAGACACACAATGGTCTAAGCCAGTACCTGCGTCTCCCCAAACCTTTAAGGCAGAAAAAACATTTAGGGGGATTCTTTTCACTTACAGTAAAATCCCAGAAGATTGTATCGGTATTGTTATCTCAATCAATGGGGAAAAACATTACACACAAGATGACTCTTGGACGTATTACTGCTCAATGGGAAATTTTGTTGTCAAAGCTTGTTATTATGATATTTTTGGAGAAGGCACTTACACACAAGAAACCTCTATTGAGGTATATACCGAGATTGACCCTACTTGGTTAAAAAATGAGTCTATTACTCTAGAAAAAGTGGATACTATAATTAAATCTGCTGTAAAGGATGCTCAAGATAGCGTTGGGAAAATTAATACGATTAATGGAAGTATTTCCGAATTAAAGAAGACAGATGAAAATATCACTTCTACTGTAGCGTCAAACAAAGCCTCTCAAGATAAACAAAATCAAACCTTCATTTCTCAAATAAAACAAAATAGTGACAGTATAACTTCAGTAGTAACTAGCGTGGACAATACGAACAAAAAAGTGGAGTCCAACTACTCTGCCATTCTACAAAACCAAAAGGATATAGCCCTCCGAGTTAAATCTGACGATATTATTAATCAGATTAATATATCCAAAGAAGGTGTCCGAATTGACGGGAATAAAGTTCATATTACTGGGGATACAGTTTTCGACAAAGGAGTTATTGTCTCTAGTTATATAGGAGATAAGCAGGTTGTAGGAACCAAAATAGCAGATGGGGCAATAGAAACCGACAAGTTAGCCGCTAATGCTGTAACAGCGGGTAAGATAGCAACTAACGCAGTTACAACAGACAAATTGGATGCCAATGCCGTCACTGCAGAGAAAATTAAAGCTGGGGCTGTTACTTCTGCTAGTTTGGCTACAGGAGCTGTTACCGCCGATAAAATTACTGGTGGAGCAGTAACGGCTGGAAAGATAGCGTCAAATGCAGTTGGGGCTGACGAAATAAAATCTGAGGCTATAACCTCCGAAAAAATAAAAGCAGAATCTATTGAAGCTAGTTCTATTAAAAACGGGGCTATAACCTCCGAAAAGATTAATGTAAATTCTTTGGATGCTGTATCTTCTACAATAGGAACTCTTAGAACTAAAACTTCTGGGGCTAGGGTAGAAATACACGACAATTTAATTGTCGTGTATGATTGGAACAATACTTTGCGTGTAAGGATGGGGGTATGGTAAATGTGGGGTCTAATCTTAATTTCTATCATGTTAATTGCTTTTTTTTTATACTATAGAGAGAAAAAGAAGGGTGAAAAATCTAAAATGCCTAGCGGAGTTCAAATTTGGGATAAAAACGGGAATTTGCAACTAGATTACACAGACAGTTTGTGTAGACTATATGGGAGCTTTCGAATAAATGGAAAGTCAGGGTCACAGACAGTAGCTATTCCTCAAGATGATACAGGAGAGCTATTTGCGATTGTTATTGTGGACCCTATTTGGTATAGCTGGAGTATTATCCAGTATTACGTTTGTCCGTCTTGCAGTATTGAAATTTCAGGGAGAACCATTAATTGGCTAATGTCTTATTCCACAGCTTCTCAGGACATCGGGAGTTGGGATAAAGTAACAGGCACAGTTTATTATGGTACATGGTGATAAAATGAGTAATTATATAGAAATAAAAAACAGTAGGTCTATTTTGGTTAATGATAGTTTTAAAAATGTTAGTTTACGTAATGTTATACAAACTAACCAATGTATACAGTCATATGTTTATGAAACCGACCACGGGGAATTACGTTATTTCTGCCACCCTCCAGTGATTAATGGAGACATTGTGTGTTTGGCAGGGAACTCAACAAGTTTTCTTTTTTATAAAAATTCCTATATGTCTGGACCAAGCGGGTGGGATTATTACGCACAAAACACTCCCAGAGGTAGTTCAGACACTTATTTTTATCTTTTTAACTTCCAGAAGACCTCTGAAACAGGGGGATTAGAAGTCACAGGTGCGGATGGAACACAAATATTTAATAGTAACCTTAAATATCTAAGGATTATAGATGTTATAAAAGGCCATGCATCATCTATAAACTATGGGATAAGAGCGTACAGCCACAAAATAGGAATAATTCCAGTTAGCACAGTCTTTAATGCAGGGAATGAAAACGCTTGGGTGACGGAAACTGATAGTATATTTTCTATAGGGTTCCCAACGTCGAACTCTTTTGGTTTCTATAGAATCCAGGACAAAAGCTTAGTAACCTCTCCTCCGTCTAGTTGTAATCGAGAAATATATGTACTTGTTGTAAATTTAGATGGACTTTAAGTTAGGAGGTAGTATGGCGACTAAAATAAAACAAACCGCGGCGACTAAGGATATCTTAGTTAACCAAGGTGCTGATTATCGGCTACAGTTACGTCTATGCACTGGGACTAAAGAA